CTCGGATTCCTCGTTGGCGCATTTTTATAAGCACCGGGAGAAGATTAGATTCCAATTCCCATATGGTTGTTAAACTCTGTGTTTGTATCTCTTGTTTAAATCTTTGCCATAACTTTAATGTAAGCACTGCGTCTTGCTCTGCATAATAACCAACATGTTCAGCGGGTAATTTCCACATCTCTGCTTTTGGATCTATACCATGAGCTGCTGCAGCTTCTCTTAATTCTGTTTCTGCTTTTATTTCTCCAAGATAATCTACTGATAAACTATTCAAACTGTATTGATATCTGTTTTCATCTATAAGTGCTGCGGCTATCATTGTATCTATAATTGGTCCGTTGACCGTGATTCCTGATGCTTCAAGCCATCCTACATCGTACTGTGCATTATGAAATATTTTAGGACAAGGTAAACTACAAACTTTTTTCATGTAAGCTTTTACTTGTTCAGGTATCATGTTACCACCACCTAAATGGCCAAATGGAAAGTATCCTTGCCATCCATCTACAGCAACTGCAAAACCTACAATCTCTCCTTTGCCTAAAGCCCAACCAGCTCCAAGTCTATCATTAATACCATCGTCTCTAGTTTCTAAGTCTATTGCTATTTCTTTTGCATTAGATAAATCTTTATATTCTAATGGTGTATTCCAAATAGATTTTTTAAATGTCAGTGTTAATTGTAAGCCTTTGCTCATAATCCTCTAATGGTATGTTTTTAAATTTTGCATAATGTTTTGGACAATAAAGTTTTTTCATTTCCACGAAGACAGCTTTTTCACTACACTCACAGCATCCTTTTTCTTGAATTTTTTGTACCAAGATAGATCTCCTATTGTTTTTATCCATGATGTGTCTCTACCGTTTTGTTTGCACCACTGTAAATGATTCTTTAAAATGGTAGTATAAATAAGTTTATCCTCCTTCATTGTCTTTTAAATGTTGTATTTCTAAATCACAATAATGTTTTATCTTATTTAAATCTTCAATTGATTTACCTTTAGTTAAATACCTACAAACATATTTTATAACATTTGCTTGAAAAGGATTAAGGCCATTTTTTCTTATAAAAGTCCAAGGCTGAATAAAAAAAGATTTATAGTGAGATCCTCCGACTTGTTTGTCATCAGGAAAAGTTTCGTCAAATATATCTTTATTTGTCATTTTTTTCTTGGACATAAATTAAATAATCTGCACCAATTGGGTAGTTAAACTTATAGTCAGTTCTCAACAAATGTAAAGTTTTTCTTGCACGAGTTGCACCAGTGTACCAAACTCTTCTTTCATCACTTTTTTCTTGTTTTGATTTGTGTGAGTAGTCAGATGGAAAGTTACCTTTACTATATAAAACAACATGATTAGCTTCTCCACCTTTAACTGAATGAATAGTATCTATAGTTATGAGAGGTTCCTTATCTAATTCTTTTTGACCATATCTTCTTAATAATCTAATGAAGTGTCTTACTTGTCTTGGTTTAAAATTTCTTCTTAATATCCAATACCAAGGTTTCTTAGCATCTTCATCTTTTAATTCTAAGCCACACCATTCTTTCAAATCGTTAAAATTATATTCTGTAAAGTCAGGTTGTGCCCTCCAAAATTTATCAGTTCTATAATCAGGATCAGCAAGTTCTCTAATATACTTATATAAATTCCTTGCTTGTTTCTTATCTAATTTTTTATCTTTTGTAATTGCAGTCCAAGCTTTAATTGCTTCCCATTGTTTTTCATCAAAGCATTTATTATCTCTGTTATCTTTGTAATATAGCCCAGCATCTTTAGCTAACATTCTTAATTCATTAACTGTCTCAGTAATACGACCAAGTATGTACCAATCCTCTTTGAGTTTTTCAAAAGGAATTTCTTTAAATGATAAATAACTTTTTACATAGCCTTTACTTTTTCCTGGAAGATATTCTTTTTCTTCACTATCTCTTATACCTCTTCTAATAACTTGTGAGAATTGATAGATAGCTTCTCCAAACCTTTGAGTCTTTCTTAGTTTTACTTTTCGACCTGGAAAAAACTTTGTAAAATATTTTGGATCTGCTCCATTCCATTTGTATATACCTTGATCATCATCCCCAGCTAAATAAATTCTATCTGACTTCATGGCCATCTTATAAATTACTGACCATTGCAGCGGTGTGCAGTCTTGAGCTTCATCTAAAATTAAAACCTTGAGCCGTGGAAAGTCTACCTCTTTTATAGTTCTTTCAATCATGTCATCAAAATCTATGAAGGATCTTTCTCCTCCACCTTGTTTGTAATGCTCATAAGTAGAGATCTTACGATTAAATACTGTTAAAGAATCTTTTTTGTATGACTCTTTTTTGTATACCTCTTCTGGATCCATAAGTAAGTTTCTTGCTTTACTATAAATACCAAGCGACCAATCCTTAAATGTAAACGTATCGTCTGCTAATCTTTTATCAGAGGTTTTAATTATCTTTGTCTGTAATGCAAAATCAATTGCACAATGTTTAGGGTCAAATACCTCTTCTTGAAAGTATCTTCTACAATATGTGTGTAGTGTTTTAAATCTAAGAAAATCCTCTGAAGAATAATTTGGAAAAGCATCCATTGCTCTTTTTACTGCGGTGTTAACAGCCTTATTTGTAAATGATAAGTATGCAATATCAGATGGCTGCACTCCTCTTCTTAAATAATTTTTTAAAACTCTTTCAATTAGAGTATACGTCTTACCAGTTCCTGGAGGACCAAAGATCTTAATAGTTTTTCTATATAGACTCTCTAATATTTTAAGTTCTGAATTTTCCTGTGTGGAATTCATCATCCATCTCCGAAGGTTCGTTTTTCTTTTTAGTAGGTTCAGATGGTGTAGATTTGTAATCAACAAACTTAGGCATTGTTACATACCATACATTTTTTTCTCCACTACCGGGATGATACTCTAATCTTTCACATCCTAAAAGATTAAATGCTTCATTAGCTGATCTAAACACTTTATTCTTACCTAAAAAATTTTCAAATGTAATTCTTTTAAAGTAACAAACATTTGTCTCAGAATCTAACACAACATAGTTATCTTTTAATTTGTTAAAATCATCTTCTTCAATGTGATTTTCAAAAAACTTTTTAAGGAAACTATATTTTTGTTCTCCTATATTATCTTCAAATTTCATCTGTTCATTCTCAACAGCCTTCTTAACGATTGTAGACATTAGCATTTCAAATGGTGAAGGACCCGATCTTGGCCTAGGAAGTGTCATCCAAAATATTCCATACTTTAATAATTTAACTCTCCATGATTTTTCATCTTTCATGTCTTCAGGATTGACAACAATTTTCTCTCCTTGAAAGTTAAAAGTAAATTCAATTGTCGTTGGTGTTCTAATAAATGTAATATCATCAAAGTCATCTATTAAATCTGGCACTTGGCTACCTATACCAAGCTTCCTAAATTTACATAAATCTTTATTACATATTGGTGTAATTGCACCAAACTTAGGTGGACATTTATAATTATAATCTTTTTTAGTTACAGATTTTGCTACGGAGTTTTTAACTTCATTAACATCTAGAGGTGTCACAAATATTTGTTGGTTTCTTTGTGCAAGAATATTTGTCATCTCTTCAATATTAATTTTACCATCTCTCTTTTTCATTTCTAAAACACCAACATTGTAGAGTAGATCATTTCTATGGTTGCCTGACCATTTATCCATAATCATCTTCTGAATACATGGTGGGTAATGTTTCCAATCTTCTTCAGGCTCATATTCCTTAACTTTAATGTTTGATAATTGTTCAATTGTTACAGTTTTATTTTTAACTAAATCTAAAAATCCACCAATCATTATAGGTGTATTGTTTTCATTATATGCAAATTCAGTGGTAGCATTCATGTTGAAGTATGGCATGTTCATACATTTATTCATCGGAAATACTTCTAATGCTTGAAAGAAATTCTTATTCCATTCATGTAATTTTTTTAAAACATCTTTGACTGGGCTCCAATCATTTAGAAATAAAAATAAATGTAAGCCACCAGATTTAGATCTAACTGGTATCAATGGCAGCTGATTATCTCTAAGAATATCTATTACTTTTTTTTGTGAATAATCTTTATAACTTTGTGGGTCTATATCTATACAGCCCCATTTACATAAATCATCTTTTTCAGGTTTGATTCCAATCCTTTGTTTACCATCCAAATGATCCTTCCATAATTTAAGAGTAATTGGTTCGTGAACCGTGAGACATTCAACTTCAACCTTACCCCTCTCATCTACTCCTCCTGTAGGAGAAGTAGTGAGATAGAGTTCAGAATTACCCTCAAATATTTTTAAGAGTTGCTCCTCCATAAAATTTAAAATGGAACAGATTCTTTATTTGCGCTATTTCCTGCTGATTGATTATCATCATCAAAATTTACTTTTCCGAAAATATCACTCTTCATAGCACTCTCATAAAAGGCTCTTGTAGTCTCTAAAGTTTTTAAATGCTCTGCTGCAGTTAAAAATTTATTAAAGTCTACAACCCATCCATACCAAGAGTTTTGTGAATTAGACTCTTTAGTAGTAGATAGTTTATATGCAGTCGACCAAGATGGTGGATTGTACATACCCTTACTACCTTGTGCTCTTCTAGACATGATCATAGAATTCCATGTCTTTGATTTTTTCTTCTGAGTAGATTTCATGGTAATCAATGCTTGTTCTAATGGATTATAATTTTCATCCAAAATATAAACAAAGTGATTTCCTGTATCTTCAACATAGTTTCCGTTTTCAAGTCTATCCTTGTTATCGGCACCTCTTGTTGTTTGACTCATAATTGATGGATCAGTATGAATAGCTACAGGTCTTCCTGGACTATCTCCTTTATCCTTCCACTCATTAAAAGTGTTTATGTAAAGACAAGGCACTACAATTAATCCTTCTCTACCTTTCCAAACTTTACCTGATGTTTCACTCCATATGTCTCCTTGCTTTGCAGTCTCAACATATTTACCGTCAGTCTCATCTAAGACTGGAGAGTTAGCATAAAGTATTTTTAGTATTGGTAGTTTTTGGTCACGAGCTGTTACAAACTCTTGACCTTGTCCTGCCATTTCTTCTAAGTTAATAGCAGCTGGCAGATTTGTTTCTTTTTTCGTCATTGCTTTTTTTTCTATCATGTTTACTCCTTCGTGGTTATTTTCGTTTTATTAGCAACGTAGGTCCCAAACAGATCAGCTGGAACATCCTTACCTAAGTCTTGAATTTGTTCTCTAACAAATCCTCTTAAACTACTTGGGTGCACAGTTGTTTTTTGCTTAACTGGTAGACCTTTTGATTTCAGCTCTTCTACAATTGATTTAGCTTCATTATCTTGTTTCATGCCAAATTCCAAAGACACTTGATTTTTTATCAAGTCTCCATGGCCGTTGTCACGTAACCATTGAAAAGCCTCTTCACTTTTAGACGCTGGTATTCTTGCAGAGTAGAATGGCTTAACCTCAACGGATACTCCACCTTCGAGTTTAATTAACTCTACGCCTGCTTTTTGCATTAAGTTTGGAATTGTTTGCTCAGAAAGAGTAGTCTCAACATCTTTTAACTTTTTCAGTTCTTCTTCAGTCGCTTCTATTTTTTTCTGAGTTTCCAATAACTTATTGCAAGAATTGGTAATGTCTGAAGACATCGCCACGTCTATCCTTACGATAGACTCTGCTTCTAAGTCCATAAGAACCTCCTTGTGCGAATCAATATATTATTTAATTGAAGTTTGCAAATAAATAAAATAAAAAAATTCGCAATGTATAATTATAAAACAGAACCGTTCAAACATCAAAGGCAAGCATTACGTGAAGGTGCAAAAGATTATAACTTTGCATATTTTATGGAGATGGGAACTGGTAAGACCAAAGTAGCCATTGATAATGCAGCTTATTTGTTTCAAGATAAAAGAGTTGATTTTGCTTTTGTTATTGCACCTAATTCTGTTTATCGTAATTGGTTCAAAGAAATACAAACACATTGTCCTGAAGATTGTAATATTTTTATTTGGAAAGTTACTAAAGAAAAAAAATTTAAACTTGATCCTAATAAACTTACATTTGTTTTAATGAATGTTGAGGCACTATCACATGACTCAGGTAAAAAATGGCTTGAAGATAAGCTTTCAAAGTATGGTATGAGATCTATGATTATTGTAGATGAAAGCACTACTATTAAAAACTTAAAAGCATCTAGAACAAAAACAATTGTTAAACTTGGACAATTGGCAAGATATAAAAGAATTCTTACAGGATCTCCTGTTACCAAATCTCCATTAGATTTATTTTCTCAATGCGCTTTCCTAGATAAAAAACTATTAGGCTATGATAACTTTACCGTGTTTAAATCTAGATATGCTGTGATGTACAATATTGAAAAAGGTGGATACAAGATACAAATTCCTAAATATTATGTAAACTTAGATGAACTTGAATACAAACTAAAACACTTTTCATATAGAGTTAGAAAAAAAGAATGTCTAGATATACCTGATAAAATGTACATACAAAGGCATGTTGATTTATCTGCAGAACAAAACAAAGCTTACCAAGAATTAAAGGTATTGGCCATGGCTAAGATACAAGATGAGAAAGTTTCTTTTAATAACAAACTTACTGAATTACTTAAATTACAACAAGTAACAAATGGTTTTGTGAAAACTAATGATGATAAAATAGTAGAATTTAAAACTAATCCTAAACTTAATGAACTCATGAATATATTGGAGGAGACTGAGGACAAGTGTATAATATGGGCCAATTACGTACACAATATAGAAATGATTAAAACTAAACTTAGGGAGACATATGGCGCAGACTCAGTGGTTTCGATATACGGAAAAGATTCTGTTGAAGTTCGTAACGATGCTGTTGAAACTTTTCAACATAATGATCGATGTCGCTTCCTCGTTGGTAATCCTACCGTTGGTGGTTATGGTCTTACCCTTACTGCTGCTAGGCATGTTATATATTTTAGCAATTCTTATAATTTGGAGGTCCGTTGGCAAAGCGAAGATCGTGCTCATAGGCATGGTCAAACTGGTCAGGTCACAATTGTAGATATCATTGCAAGAGATACTATTGATGAAATGGTTTTAAATTCTTTAGAAAACAAAATAGAGTTGTCTGCTAAAACCCTGGGAGAGCAAGTTCAGAAGTGGCTTTAACTTCTAACGTACATATCGTGTCATTGTGTTGAGATCCATGATTTACTAATAAAATTTTTTCTATTTCAAAACCATTCTTTTTACCGATACCACCTGAGTTCCAACCAAATGAAATTACCTTACCATTTGGTTTTATTATTCTAGCTATTTCTTTTTTACAGTTAGACCAATAACTATTATTCATTGGATGATCTAATGATAGACCATTACTATGATACATTTCTTTTAGTTGACGTTGAGAATATGGTGGATCAAACACAAGACTTAATTTTGAATTAGTTTCAATTTTTTTTAAATATGTAATTGCATCTTCCTTAAATGGATAAGGAAAAGGATCTATATAATCTGACCCTATATTTTCTTTTATAAATTCTTTAATAGGCTTAATGTCAAACGTTCGATGGTTTGGCATCGCCCAAACTCTTTTTATCATCATGATATTTTTTCACTCTTGTTAGCCACTTCTCTTCATACTCTTTTAATTTTGCCTCGTCCATCTTAAACTCTTGATAGATCACATCTTTAGTACAAATACATATAAGGCCTTGTGTTATGGGTCCATATTGTTTTTTGTGTGCTAGTGAATATGCTGCTATTTGATAATAGTAATCTTCAACAAATTCCTCTCTTTTAGGTTTATTACTTTGTTTGAAGTCTAATATTGTAGGCTTATCATCATATACACCTACTACATCAGTGGCTCCTGCCCATAGATCTTCATATGCAAGACATACCTCATTGCCATACACTGTTTTTAGCTTATCTAGATTGTTTACTATTTCATGTGCCATTAGACGTGCCTGAGCCCCCTCTGGAGAGAGATTTAGGTATCCACGCCCATCTATGTAGTTTTCTAGTACATAGTGCATCTCCGTCCCTCTGAGAGCTGCCTGAGAGGTAATTCTAGCTGCTTCTTGGTATCCAACCCTTTCTCTCCAAGCATCTAGTCCTGCTTTCTTTTCTTCGGATTGTGTGGCAGATAATATGGTAGTAACACTAGGTATTTTCTTGTCCCCTACATTATAGTGCCGTGAGCCGAGGTCGTTGTCTCGTGTATATTTTTGATAGTCGTATTTAGATTCTCTTTTTAGATCAGTAATTATAAAACTGTTATTTTCTCTGATAAGACGCACAAGGTCTTTTAATTTAATTTCAATATAAGAGCAACAATTATTCCTATCATGGATGTCATCAAAAAGCCTGTAGATGCTATCATAATCTTTTCAAGCCTATGAATATCTTGATGTACGTCATTAATTTTTTTGTTAGTTTCTTCTTGCATAATTCTACATAACTTCTCATGGTCATCAATTCTTTGATGAGCAAGGGTATCTTTATTAGATTGTTTTCTTGGCACTTACTATTCCACCTTTATTAAATAAATTTAAGGCTTGTGCTAATTGTGGATTTGATGCACCAATTGGAGTAGCACCACCTCCTTGATTAATTACAGGAAAGTTGCCTTGTGAAACATTTGGTAATGGAACTCTTTCTGATTCACTTAATGCACTTGGTTGACCACCCTCTTTTATTGCTTCTTCATATAAGTCTAACTGTGCTAGTGCTCTATCTTTTTCATCTTCAGGTATATATCCTTCACTAAACATTCTTCCAATTAATTGTCTCATCACTGCTGCAGATTTAGGTGCACTCGGTGCTTTGTAAGAATCAAATATTAATTTTTGAAATTTAGGACTCAATAGACCCTTAGCTAAAAAAGCTGGAGCAGCTAATACTGTTACGGCAGGTAAAATATTTCCAGTTGCTAAACCAAAACCAGCTCCACCTAATTGTAATAATTGTCCAGCTGCACCTGCTTGTTTTAACTGAATAAATACACCACCGGGTAGACCTTTCATTCTTGTTAGATCTCCTTGTGCAAATGCTAATGTTTCAATCATGTTATTTACTTTTTTAAGTTCATCAGCATTAAATATTTTTTTCATGCTTAAAGCTTGTTTTTCTAATCTAGCTGCGAACGCTTTAGCATCAATGATATTACCAAATTGTGGATCAATTTTTTTGGATGCTTCTAAAGCTTGATTTAAAAACTGTCCTTTAAAAGCTGTAAGTAAGTCTTCTGATTGTTGTGTAGTTATTTGTCTTACTTTTCCAAATTCATCTGTATACTTTGTAAATTTAGGTAGTTCTCTAATTTGATTAACTACTTTACCAACTAAATCTGACTTATCTCCTGTTTTAAATACTGCAGCAAAAATGTCTCCAATGTCACCAGTATTTTTAATACCTTTTGCTAATACTGCATTTAAACTTCCTCTTTGAAAGATATCCATACCACCTTCATAAAATTCATTAGCTTCTTTTAAAAATCTACCCGCTTCTTCACTTAAACCCTTTAATGATTCAGGACTTAACAACTCATCAAATTTATTAAGTAATTGTGTGGCTCCTCCAATACCATCAGAGACTCCATCTCTTATAAATTTTTGTTTTAATGCAGCTACTTGTGATCTTAATCTACCAGCTTGCGCATAACTTAATTTACCACCTGCTGCTTGTACACCTTCTTCCATAAATTTATTTTGAAGCTGTCTTAAAATTGGTGTTAGTGGATCAAGTTCTTCAATTCCTTCTTTTGCTTGTCTTTGTAACTTTAACACGGTTTCTTGTAATCCACCTTTTCCTTCAATAGGTAGAGTAGGTAGGCTTTTAGCATTTTTACCTGATGCTTGAATCAATGCATCATCAACTCTTTTATACATAGCATCTTTAGCCGCTTTAAACATGTTTTCTGCATCAGTGATTGTTTTAAAAAAATAATTACCTAATGCTTCTTTATCTGTAATTCTTACTCCGTTGTCAGTAATTTGTTGGAAAGAATTAACTATATCATCTGAAACAAGTTTACCCATCGCTTGTGCAGATCCTCTTCTTCTTTCTAATGCACCACCACCAAATAAAGCTTTTGATACAACATTCTCAATAATATTAATTGTTCTATTTTCAGTCTTAACTCCTGGAGTCAAACCTTTTTGCATTTCCATTGCTTTGTCTTTTAAACTTTGAAATTGACTTTCAGGAATATTATTTTTCTCCATGAATTCTTTAATAGCTGAATCATCAATTGTTTTTTTAGCTTGCATCTCTACTTGTTCTTTAATTGGTCTAATTGCACCATCCGCAGTTTTTGCAATTAAGTTAGCTCCAGCTTTACCATATAAAATTTCATTAGCTTTCATTCGTAAAGTAGTTTCGGCTTCTTCAGCACCTTCTAATAATTTTGCATACCCTTGAGGTTTACCTAAAATTTTTGAAACGTATTGACCTCCTTTAATTACTATTGGCCCACCAATAAGTTCTGCTGCTGCACCTTCAGTTGCAGCTCTAACAACTTCATTTACAACATTTTCTTTTGGGTCAAATGTTTGTGCCACAATAGCACCTGCTCCTCCACCAGCTGCAGCTCCAGCTGAAGTTTTGAGTAATGCTTTTATAAAAGGTTTAGACAACATACCAATTTTACCCGCAATTCCTGGAAGTCTACTTGCTCCAGTTCCTAAAGCACCAACAACAGATAAACCAGCTTCTGTAAGAATTCTTGCAAATGATGGATCGTTTGTATACTTTTCTGTAGCTTCATCAGAAACTGCATCACCTACTAAGTTACTATTAATTTCAGATAAAGCCTCTCCAATTTTTTTACTTTCTTCAGCAGTAGGAGTTTCGCCTTCTATGTTTACAACACCAAGACCTTTTACATTAATTTGTCCCATGCTAATCCTTTACTAAGTTACCTGACTCATCAAAAGAATAAAAGTCTAAGCTTTGATCATATGTTATATCTTGTGCGTTAATACCAAATTTAGTGAATGCTGAACTATAATAGTCTACAGTATTAGGATCTACTACAACACCGCCAGCACCTAGTCTGTCATCTAATTGTTGAATTTTATTTTTTGCAACTTTAATTTTTTCAACAATTACATTTTCAGGATCGTTTATTGATGGCAAGATAGCGTTGAAACTAGCTTCCTCTAAAGGACCGACTTGTGCACCCCTTAGTGCAGCAATAGCTTCTTTTCTAAATGTTTCTAGTTTTGTGTTGAAGTTTGCAGCTTTAGGATTCATACCAAGTGCAGCAGTTGCTTTTGCAATACGACCAGCTACAGGACCAGAACTCGCACCTTCTTGAATATCTCTTAAAATATCATCAGCTGCACTTAATGTAGTATATCTTTTACCAGCTTTTTCTCTTTCACCAAAAGTAGGTTTATCTTTAATATCAACAACCTCTCCATCTTTTACTTTTACAATTAATCTATCTTTTACATTATATCCAAGAGATGCTTTTTCAGCATCAGTTGCAGCTCTAATACTTTCTGTGCTTTTTTTATTTTTTTGTTTTTCTTCTTGTATTGCGATTAAAGTAGATGGTAATTTTTCTGCACCTTGACCAACTGCTCTAAGAACACCACTCAATGCGCTTTCACCTTGTCTTTGTGTTGACTGTAACAAAGGCGCAGCAAAGGTTGCTGCGATAATAGCTTTTTCTCTAGATGACATCCCACCTTCTTGAAAATGTTGAATGTTAGCAATACCACCTTTATTAAATGCTTTAGGCTTATGCATTTTAAAATATCTATCTCTAAACATTTTTCTTGTTAATACTTTTTCCATATTACCTCGGCTGCATTAAGTTATATGTAGAGTAAGCACCTAAGCCAGCACCAAGAGCTTGTCCTAAAGGATTTGCACCGGGAGCCGTGGAGGCTGTAATTGTGCTCTGTGTAGTAGGTAAGTTAGTCATTATACCTTTTAAGAATTCTATTCTTTGGAATGGTTCATATGCTCTTTGTAAAGCAGTCTGTCTTTGTGCTTCTAATTGCTGTTGACCAATTCCTCTTTGAACTGCACCAGCTTGAAGTTGCGCTTGAATATCTGCAAGAGACATAGCTTGTTGTTGTTGCCCCATTCTACCTAAAGCTTGTCCTGCTGCAAGTTGAGTTCCACTAACTAAATTTTGTTGTTGTTGCGCAGCTCCTAATGCAGTTTGAAATCCTTGTGCTTGAGCTTGGCCAATCTGAGAAAGTCTAGCTCGTTCTAATTCTGCTTGAGCTATACCTTGTCTGCCACCACCAAAAGCTCCTGAAGCAACTGCTTGTGCACCTAATTGATTTTGTGCCATTTGTGATTGTCTATTTATTTCATCAGTTACATAAGATTGATATGGATTAAAAAATTGTGAAATGTTTGGTCCAGCTGCAGCAGTTTGTTGTGCACCTAATAAGGATCCGATACCAGCTCCAACAGTTGGAGCACCCACTCCTGTTTGACCAGCTTGTGTAATTGCAGCTTGTTCAATTCCAGATAATGGTGCTACTTGTATAGTAGGTAAATTTACAGGGCTAGATGCTAGTCTTGCCGCTTCATCATATAACGAAAGTTTTCTTGACTCTACTCCAGGTGCTTCTCTTTGCGTAACTGTTGATTGTCCAGTTGATGTTGGAGCACTAGATCCTCCTCCTCCAAAAATAAAACTCATTATTTAATCTCCTTAGTATATAAATATCTTTTTACATCCCAACCTTTTGTTTTTAAAAAAGGTTGCCATCCCGGTCTTGCATGAACAGCTATTCTTTTGCAACCAGTTTCTTTAGCAAGTTTTTCAATTGTGTTTGCTAATTCATCTTGCCATAATTCTCTTTTCTCTCCCTTTAATAGAATGACTTCACATTGTTTAAAATTAGGAAGCACCATAATTCTTGTTACACAAACACCAAATACTTTATAACCTTTAGCATCATCTGAACCAAACATCATATATAATTGCATTGATCCTTCTTTAATACATTTTTTTAAATCCTCTATAGACATAGGATCTCCATCATATTTTAAACCCTCTCTAAGCATAAAATCACATAGATCCCAATAAGTGTCTAATGTTTGTGAGTAGATCTCTAAAACCTCTACACCTTTTTTTATTTTAATTTTGTTTGCTTGCATTTGTTATATCGTAAATTCTTTTAAATTGTTTTTGTTGATTGTAAAAAAAATCTGCACCAGCTTTTCTCATACCCTTAAAATTTTTCGGATCTGCACCTGATAAAATACCAGCTCCTAAAACAGCATCAGCTCGTGATACAAATTCTCCATCAGCTAATTGAGCTAACATAGTATCTTCATCTTTATCTCCAGCACCAGCTCCATCTTCAACATAACCAGTAGCCCTCACATAATTGTTTACATCATTTTCATCATGATCAACTTTAGATGGTAAATAGTTTACACCACCTTTATTAAATTTATTTATTGCAGTTGCTAATCCACCTTGATTAGCATAAAACATATTTGATCCAGTCACCTCAGCCATAGTTGGTTTAGCTACAGCTGTATCTACTGGTTCAAATTTACCTTTTAATTTTGCTGATTGTTCTTTGTAAGCTTGTTTATAATCTTCTTCTGTAAACATAGGTTTTACTGGTTCCTCATCGCCCATTAAAAAAGGCGCAATAGTTGAAGCTGCAACTAATTTTGTTCCTGTATCTGCACCTAAAATTCCTGATCCTTTTGCTGCAGCTTTAGCAGCTTCACCTTCTAAGCCAGCTGCTTTTATTTGTTCAGCTGTCATCTTTTTTTCACCTATTATTTTTTTTAAAAAATTTGAATCACCGCCCATTCCAGGAATACTACTGAAAGGAGAACCTCTACCTATGTTTCCAAAAAAACCTTGTCCTGCTTGCGCAGCTGAACCAAAAGCTCCAGCTTTTGAAAGTGCCCCTATACCGAATGCAGACCCTCCGATAAGTGCAGCATCTTTTAACGCTGTTCTAGTTGATTTTCCTCTTAGTTTCTGTACGCCAAATGTGGCTAATGCAAGTGTAAATGGATCCATATACTATTTTCCCTAATAATAGCATATATTAACATTTTATTTAGTTGCTATCAACTCATCGTAAAATTTACCTTGATATTGGTGCTCTCCTACATGGACAATTGCATCGTTAACATAAGCATAACATTTACCTCCTATGTCTCTCCACAATTTACAGAAAGCAAAATCTTCTCCATTATATGTCTTAGTTTCAGGCTCATGAAGAGTATCAAAAAAATTCCACATATTTGGTTTATTAACATATTTACCATTAATTACAGTCTTTTGAACTATTTCTTTATCAGGATATTTTTCAATCATTTTTTCTATTACTTCTCTCTTAATTAACATACATCCTGTTGGAGCATCTGTGACTTCCATCACACCGTTTTGAAGTTTTATATTGTTAGCATCAGGCACTTTCATAGGATATGTATGTAATGCTCTTCTAATATCATCAGAAGTTTTTATCTTACCTTCTTGTATTTTTCTAAATGCTTTTTCCCACATTAATGTTTTTAAAGGATATGGAACAGATATAATATGTTTGTCTGCCTTTAACATTGAAAATATAGATTTACCTTGAAAATAAATATCTGAATCAATAAACAACAAATGAGTAGCTTTTGATTCTAAAAATCCAGCTACAGACAAGTTTCTTCCTTGTGTTACTAAAGATGATTTAACTAAATGAAAAGATACTTTTAATTTTTTACTAAAACATTCTTTTTGAAATTCTATTAATGCTTGAGTGTAATGTATCGAAACATCACTGTGTACAGGAGTAGCAACAAAAACTTCAAATTTTTTATATTGTTCATTATCTTCTACCCATAATGGTTCTTTAGCTCTTTCATAATCTGATTGAACTTCAATGTTTACTTCTTGTAATGTTTGATATGTATCTTCATTTATATATTTATCGCTTGACACTTAGGGCTCCTTTCAAAAAGTTTTCCCACTCCATAGATTTTTTTTCCCAACTATAAAACTTTTTATAATATTTTTGTTGTTCGTCCAAATGGTTTTGCATTGTATCTGTATATAAATATTGTGAGGAAATATCTATAGCTGTAGCAAAACTCTCTCCTAATAATTCAAAATTTTTACTGTAATTTACATATACAGGCCATTCAGCACAAGTTTCAGGCAAAGCTCCGAAATTAGTTGTTATTACATGAAGCCCTGAAGCAAGTGCCTCTAAAGCAGACGCACAAAATGTTTCTTCAAAAATTGATGGATAAACAAATAAATCATAATCATTCATATGTTCTAAAATGTATTCATTTGGTTTGTATCCTATATAATTTACATTAGGTAATTTTTTAGCTTGATCAAATAAGCCTTCAAAATCTTGATCTACTCTATTTGAAAATTCACTACCGTAAACTTTGTTTGAACTATACACATCTAAAGTTATATTTTTATTTTTAACTAATTGCATAGCTAACAATAAAACATTTAAACCTCTCCATGGAGTGCAGTGATGTATTATCCTAATTGGATCTCCTTGTTTGTGTATTTTTCTTTTTGGAAAATGACTTGCACCATTTTTAATTACTATGCTTTTATCTTCTGGTATTTGAAAAAAATATCTAAACTTTTCATAATTCCAATGAGAATTAAAAACATACCAATCGTATTCATCATGTCTTTCTTTATTTCTAAAAAAACTTTGTAAGTTAGGTTGATCCCATGAATTCTTCTGCCAAAGAATATTTATTTTTTTTGGATCTAACGGTATCTTTCCAGGAATTGAAGTACAAATTTGAAACTTACTTAATAAATCTTTATTAACATGTTTCTCCAACAATTCATGTTGGATTTCCGTGGCACCTCTAGGTTCCATTATTTTTTAGTTTGGGCACCCATTGAAACTCTAGTGACTTTTATTTCTAAGTCTTGTCTAAAATCATCCACAGTAGTATCAGTATTGGGATCAGCAACATCAGCATCAAAATCAGCTTTGCTATCATATACCTTACCAGTCCTTTTGTGTTTGATTATTTCTTTTGCTTCAGCAGGAATTTTCTGTAATTCACTCATAATTATTTTTTATTATATACAAACTATTTAGTCAAGTTTGTTTCTTTATTATAGTTTGTATTTCAGGAAAGTAAATATACTGAAGATTACTATTTTCAAACATAATTTTTAAATCATATAATGTTTCTACTAAAACTTCTCCAGGTAAATTTAAACTCGTATTTACTATAATCGGTAAATTAGTTAATTTATAAAAAGATTTTATTAAGTTATAATAATGAAGATTATTTTTATCAGATACAGTCTGTATTCTAGAATGATTATCTACTGAAATACCAGCTTTAAGTATACCTAATTTTCTTAATTTGAAAACAAACATCATATATGGCGATTCATCAATTGACATATCAAACCAATCTTTCGCTTTTTCTTTTAGTATTGAACATGCAAAAGGTCTAAACCATTCTCTTTTTTTTATTGAATTTAATAAACTATGTGCATCATCATGTGAAGGATTCATTAATAAAGATCTATTTCCTAAACCCCTTTGTCCTTGTTCACTACGAGATTGAAATATAGCTATTGGATTATTTATTAAAATTTTACTAACTTCCTCATAAGTACATTTATTTATTTTGTGTTTAAGAAATAAATCAGTATTTATTTTTTGTGGTATACCTAAATATATATTATTGTTTTTAATATTATTATTTGTAAAATAATTTGCTGCACCTAAGCTTATACCAAAATCCCCATTAAATGGGTCACAAAAAACATTATTAAATTTTTTAAGTAACTTTGAATTGTATAAAATGTTTTGAGCACAACCTCCAGAGAATAATACTTCTTTTTCTATATTAAATTCTCTTACAATATTATCCATTCTATTTTCAAATTGAGTTTGAATTTTTTTTGGTCTTTCATCATATAAACTCCAAGCCATTGTTTTACCACAGTCATGAGAGGACTGAAAATATTTTTGTGTAAAAGACTCATAATCAGATCCTATGGTTGGAGCTTCATTTTTTGTATAAGTCTTTATATGATTTAATTTGCCATCATATTTAAATAAGGATTCTCTTTCAAAATCATCTTTAATTTTTTTACCTCTACCATCAACTATTAAAATGTTTTTTATTTTTTTATTCCAAGTCAGTGAACAATAAGCATGAAATAAATGATGATGTTCTTGTCCGTAAATTAAAAATTTTTTATCTTTTAAATTAGGTAAAGTTAGTAAAAATTCTCTCCAAACTAAAGCAGAATTATTTTCATTTAAAAAAGTAATTAAAACTAAATCTATTTCAATTGATTTGATAATATCTAAAAAAGCTTTTGAAGGAACAGTTGTGTTTTTAAATCTATTATATCTATCTAATTGCGTATGAAAAATAATTTCATTGTCTTTAATATAAGTCGCACAACCTTCATGCGATAAATGAAGCGATAAAATATACACTATCTACCTTGTTTATTGTAACGCTTATAACTCCTTTTTTCATTTTTGTTAAGACGTTTTTTGTGACGGCCTGGTCTTTTTCTTGGTTTAGGTCTCGGTACAAAATTAACAAATTTTTGTTTAGCCATTCTCCTGCGATCTATTTATTAATGCATAACTAATTGCACCTTGTATTGTATTACTTCCTGTAGCTGCTTGAACTGTGATTGCATCTCCAGCTTCTAAATTTAAACCTTGTGGTGTAGCGTTCACTTGTGATTTTGCTTCTACATCATCTCTAAAAAATTCGTATTCTGCACTTGAATCAGATGAATCAACTAAATTCATATTAACTAAAATAGCTGATGAAGCATCGCTGTTAGAACAATAAACGCTTTTTACTATACATGTTGCATCAGTAGGGCAAGTAAACACTGTAGTCTTTCCTGTACCAGCTTGTTTGAAACCTTGATTTTTATATCTAATTGTCATGATAAAAAGTAATTAAATGCATCTTGTTCATTTTTTAGTTCTTGTTGATAAGAAGTGTTTAACTTATCTTTCATAGTTTGTAAAGATTGTGAAACTTGTCTTTGATTTTCTTCTGAATAAACAGGAGATGGTTCAGGTATTATGACATCTACTCTAGCCATTATCTCATTCCATCTGGTTGAACGTCTGCCCTAAATGTTCCAAATCTCCAATTTTCATCCGTTGTAGTATTTGCAATTTTAATTGAAGCAAATCTTGATCTAGCTCTTGTGTCTACTTTTTCAGTTGTGCTTGAAACAGTAAAAGGTCCGAGAGGCGAGGATGTTTCAGTGTTTGAAGGAAATCTTCTTAAATTAATTGTAACTTGTGCATTACCAGTTAATAATTTAAAATCTGGTATAAACCTTCTTATACTCATAAATAGCTGAGCATTACCTTCTACATTTAAACTAAAGTCTCCTGATTCAATAAATGCTGGTATAGCTGTTTTTGCTCCTGTTGAATCAACTTGGTTGTTTCCGACTTCATGCGCATAGTAAGTCGAAGCTCCATTTACATTTGTTACACCTTGTATAGTTGGAAAATTAGGAACACCTGTTGAATTAAATTCTGTAGCATACGGATTATCATAAAGAGTTGAATCTTGCCATGAAGTCCTTGATAAAGAGCCTGTCACCCATGTGTTTTCAATATAGTTAAATGTTACTACTCTATCGACATTTGATGAACCGTGTTTAGGATAGAACCAACTTACTTCTTCATATAAATGATTTAAGCCAGCGTAAATTTGTTCACCTGACGAATAATTAATACCAAGATTATCTCCTTTATTTGTAAATACAAAATCTTCAACTTCACATGGTACTGATTTGACTGTACCATCATAAACAAAAAATCCACCTGCTTGTCCCATCCACCAAACTCTTCCGTTAACATACTTAATAGCGTGTTGGCCTATTAAACCACAATTACTTCCGACTTGCCTAATTGAGAACGTAAACGGTGGGCCAACAAATTGCATTACGTAAGCAGAGGTATCAGTAAGAATTAAAATGTAGTCTTTTGCTTTAGCTGCACCGACTATTTTTACACCTGAATCTAATCTAAAAGTTCCCGCAGTATTTGTTGATGTTGGCGAATAATCTGAAATACTTTCTTGATCAGAAAACCTTATAAACATAGGATCTTGAGTTGAGTTTGTGCCAATAGTTGTTTCAGTTCCTAATATAATTAAATGTCTATCTCTCTCAGAAACAATTGACATGATAGATTTTGTTGGAGCATTGCTTACTGCCGTTGCTCTCGTAGTTAATGCATTTGGTTGTGAGTGAATAGGATCCCATTCAAAAGTTTTACCATTTTTAATTGTAGCAATTAGTTTTTCTCCAAAATGGTCTAATGACCACGAAGCTGGATCTAATATTACAGAAGAAGATAATGATTGAGAGCCCCAACCAGTAAAGACTTCTACAGATGCGCCACTTGAATGAGCAGATCTTGTTCCAGCTACTGCTCTAGTTATTCCTGTTAAATCGTTTCCTGATAATCCAGTGTATGAAATAAATTCTGCCCCAACTTTAATCGTTCCTGTATTTGGAAAACCAATAGTGGACGATAAAGTAATTGATGTGCCTGATCCTCCTGTACCCGCAGTATCATCTTGTAATAAACCATTTAAAGTTGAAACTATTCCTGATGCTCCACCCCAAGATGCGGTGCCCCATCCATAACCTGCTGACTGATTCAATGGCCCTACTTTTATGTAAGGTTCAATAGTTGCAGATCCGCTTGCAGCTACTGTTGTTTGAGCATTTGCTGCCATTGTTATTGTAAATGTATCAGCATCAGGAACTGATACAACTTGAAAAGTATTTGTTTCAAAATCAGAGGCTACATATCCAGCACCAGTTGGAGGAGTTACCGAAGTAAATATAAATAAATCTCCTTCTACTAAACCATGCGCAACTTTGTTTACCGTAACTGTTGGAAAAGTGTTTTGTGTTGTAAACGTGGCTCCAGTTATAGCTGTATCCAAAGGAGTTATATCATAGAAAGCTCCTTCATAATAAATTAATAAAACTCTATTTGTACCTAAAGCTGCATATCTTCTACCGTCTAAATCAGCCCAAACTAGTTGCTCTCTTACAGCTCCAACTAAAGTGCTAGATGTAATTTGTTCCCATCCACCGATTTTTTCAGGAAGTCCGTATCTAAATCTTACAAAGTCTCCATCTGTCCATTGACCCTCAGCACCCGTTTGAGTTACTTGCTTATTAAATCCTGGACGTATTTTTACATTTGTTAAAGGCATGGTGCATTATACCACGATCCTATTTGTTTTTAAACAATATGTAAAACATACAATTATAGTCTTTATCTGATTGCCTTTTTTGAATTACAGAGGTTGGGTAATCTATGAATAGAGCTTTATTCTGCTCAGATTTTATTTCTTGAAATGAACTTACAAAGCTAAGTCCATTACAGCTTTCCATATTATAGATACAAGTTAAAGGTTTAATATTTTGAACAATTACATTTTTCTCTCCTATTTTAGGTATAAGAAGTATAACCGCTTCAATAATATCTTTTTTAACTTTTTCTCTAAATGGTTTTAAAAGATCAACTTGTGTGCTAACTACGTTTTCCTCTTCAATCAATCTATGTTCAAATAAATTTTTTCTTTTACACCAATGAAAATTAGTATTGTATATAGCTTTGTGCATTTCCCAATAAGTTTCATTGTCAATATAATTTTTTTCACAATTAATTTTCATTTTTTGGAACTATCTCATGGTCATCAATTGTCTTTATATTTTTAACAGATTCAGGTAGTTTTTGATGAATATTACTAACCATTTTCATAATGTTATTTTGAAAATGCCTTACATTTTCTACACCTAAAGTTAATTTTTTTGTTTTAGTAAAAATTTCTATTTCCTCTTCTGAAAATAAAATATCCATACTGCCATCTTCTTTTTGTAAAAATTTCATGATTGTCTTATACCTAACCCTGGTCTTTTATCAAATTTATGTTCTTTGCTAGGACCATCAGCATCCACATAATGTAGAAAAATTTGTGCTTGATAATCTCCTTCTAATTTTTTTCTTTCATGTTTTAATTCACATCCAAGATATATAAGACCATCTCCAGGGTTTAAATGTATTGGTTTGTCATCAACATATATTGGCCAATCAGTATCTCCTTGAATATTCATAGTTACACTTATTTCACAAGCAGGTCTATCTGTATGTTTTTTTAAGTAACCGCCATACGTATACATTCTCCAAAAAGAATAAGTAGGAAATAATTTTTTCCCAACTA